AGAATTAAATCTGTGTTTGACTGGGAAGAATACCCGTTAGACTTTAAAGAAAAATGGTATGACTATATTGACAAAGAATTTACAAGGCGTGAAGAAGGCTTTTGGTTCACTAATAAAGGTGTTCCTACTTACATTACTGGCACTAATTATATGTACCTGCAGTGGTCCAAAATTGATGTTGGGCAACCGGACTTTAGAGAATCAAATAGATTATTCTACATTTTCTGGGAAGCTTGTAAATCAGACACACGGTCTTATGGAATGTGTTATCTTAAAAACCGTAGGTCGGGCTTTTCATTTATGTCCTCAGCTGAATCAGTCAACCTTGCTACAATATCAACGGATTCACGGTACGGAATATTGTCCAAATCTGGTGCCGATGCTAAGAAGATGTTCACAGATAAAGTTGTACCCATCTCCGTTAATTATCCCTTCTTTTTCAAACCGATTCAGGACGGAATGGACCGTCCAAAGACCGAACTTGCCTACAGAGTCCCTGCCTCCAAATTCACACGTAGAAAACTTGATTCCAATAAAGCCCAAAAAGAGATTACCGGTTTGGACACCACCATCGACTGGAAGAACACGGGGGATAATGCCTACGATGGAGAGAAGCTCAGGCTCCTCGTCCATGATGAAAGCGGGAAATGGGAAAGGCCCAACAATATCCAAAACAACTGGAGGGTTACGAAAACCACCCTCAGATTAGGTAGTAGAGTTATTGGAAAGTGTATGATGGGATCAACATCAAACGCTTTAGATAAAGGAGGTGCAAACTTTAAAAAACTATACAATGCTTCAGACGTTACAAAGAGAAATGCCAATGGACAGACTGGTTCAGGACTCTATTCTTTGTTCATTCCTATGGAGTGGAACTACGAAGGATACATTGATTCTTATGGCCTACCTGTCTTCGACACACCAAAGAAAGAAGTAGAAGATCCTCATGGTAATAAAATTAAAACAGGTGTAATTGAGTATTGGCAAAATGAAGTAAATGGTTTAAAGGAAGATCAAGATGGTTTAAATGAATTTTATCGCCAGTTTCCAAGAACCGAAGAACACGCGTTTAGAGATGAAGCGAAGTCTTCTTTATTTAATCTAACTAAGATATACCAGCAAATAGATTGGAATTCTGATTTGAAAAATAGTGGTATAATCACACAAGGTGGTTTTCATTGGGTTAATGGAGTTAAAGATACTAAGGTTGTTTTTAAACCAAGCAAGCAAGGTAGATTTTTCGTATCATGGATACCTTCTTTAGATATGCAAAATAGTGTAATATTTAAAAATGGATTAAAATGGCCAGGTAATGAGCATGCTGGAGCATTTGGATGTGATAGTTACGATATATCAGGTACAGTCGATAACAGAGGTTCTAATGGAGCTCTTACTGGGTTAACTAAATTTAGCATGGACCACGTTCCACCTAATCACTTTTTTTTAGAGTACATAGCTAGACCACAAACCGCTGAGATATTTTTTGAAGATGTTTTGATGGCTTGTGTTTTTTATGGAATGCCTATATTGGCTGAAAATAATAAACCTAGGTTATTGTATTACTTTAAAAGAAGAGGTTATAGAGGTTACTCAATAAATAGACCTGATAAAAAATATAACAAACTATCAACAACAGAGAGAGAAATAGGTGGAATACCTAATTCTAGTGAAGATATAAAGCAAGCACACGCAGCCGCTATAGAGTCATATATAGAGGATCACGTTGGTTTGAAAGAAGATGGAGAATATGGAGATGTATATTTTCAAAGAACATTAGAAGATTGGGCTAGGTTTAATATTAATAATAGAACTTCTCATGATGCTTCAATTAGTTCTGGATTAGCTATAATGGCTTGTAACAAGAATAAATATAAACCAAATCCTGAATTTAAAAGACCGTCGTTTAGCTTAGGTTTTAAAAAATATAATAATGAAGGTACATTATCACAAATAATTGAATAAATGAAAATATATACTAATTCAAATAGTGCTTTTCCAAGTCAGGTAGTACCAGACGCGGAAAAAGCTTCATGGGAGTATGGATCTCAAGTAGCATCCGCTATTGAAACAGAGTGGTTTAATCAAGGCAGAACTAATGGTAATAGATATCTTACTAGTTGGAATAATTTTCATAATCTAAGATTATACGCAAGAGGAGAACAGTCTGTTCAAAAATACAAAGATGAATTATCTATTAATGGAGATTTGTCTTATTTAAATTTAGACTGGAAACCAGTACCGGTGATATCTAAATTTGTTGATATAGTAGTAAATGGTATTTCTAATAAAGAATTTGACATAAAAGCTTTTTCTCAAGACCCTGAGTCAGTAAAGAAAAGAACTAATTATGCTGCTGCAATAGCTGAAGACATGTATGCTCAAGAGTTAATGCAAATGGCTAAAGATAATCTCGGCATAGATACAGGTCAATCTAACATGCCGGCAGATCAACTACCTAAAACTAAAGAAGAGCTAGAACTGCATATGCAGCTTTCTTATAAGCAATCTATAGAAATAGCAGAAGAAGAAGCAATAACAACTACCTTAGCAAAAAACAGATGGCCACTAACAAAACGTAGATTAAATGAAGATCTAGTTGTATGTGGTATAGCTTGTTCAAAAACTAGCTTTAATAAATCAAACGGCATAGTAGTTGACTATGTTGATCCAGCTCATATAATATACTCATATACTGATGATCCAAACTTTGAAGACATATACTATGTTGGAGAAGTAAAATCAATTACAATACCTGAACTTAAAAAACAATTTCCAGACATATCTGATAAAGAATTACAAAGAATTCAAGAGATGCCAGGTAATAGACAATATATAACTGGTTGGGGAAATTATGACGCCAATACAGTGCAGATAATGTATTTTGAGTATAAAACATACATGAATCAAGTATTTAAATTAAAATACAATGATAATGGCTTAGAGAAAATTATTCAAAAAACAGATGAATTTAATCCACCAGAAGCTGATACGTATGATAAAGTTTCAAGAAGTATAGAGGTATTGTACTCAGGTGTAAAAGTTTTAGGTACTAACACTATGCTTAAATGGGAATTAGCGGAGAACATGACAAGACCTTCTTCTGATTCTACTAAAGTTGAAATGAATTATGCTATATGTGCGCCTAGGATGTATAAAGGACGTATAGAATCTTTAGTAAGTAAAATAACTGGTTTTGCTGACATGATTCAAATAACACATTTAAAAATGCAACAAGTACTGTCTAGAATGGTACCAGACGGTGTATTTTTAGATATGGATGGTTTAGCTGAAGTTGACCTAGGTAATGGAACTAATTACAACCCAGCAGAAGCACTAAACATGTACTTCCAAACTGGTTCTATAGTTGGTAGATCACTTACCCAAGATGGTGAATTAAACAGAGGTAAAGTTCCTATTCAAGAACTAACTTCCTCAGCTGGTAGCGCTAAGCTTCAAAGTTTAATAATGACTTATAATTATTATTTACAAATGATAAGAGACGTCACTGGACTTAATGAAGCTAGAGATGGAAGCATGCAAGATAAAGATGCGTTAGTAGGTATAGCTAAGATGGCCGCTAATCAATCAAATATAGCAACTAAACATATTAATCAAGGTAGTTTGTTTTTAGCTCTTAGAATATGTGAAAACATATCTTTAAAAATGGTTGATGTATTGAATTTTCCATTAACAAAAAATGCTTTAATAGAAAGTATATCGTTATTTAACGCAAATACTTTAACTGAAGTTTCTAATTTAAATTTACACGATTTTGGTATATTCCTAGAACTTGAACCTGATGACGAAGAAAAAGCTCAGCTAGAAAACAACATACAGATATCATTACAAAATCAAGGTATAGATCTAGAAGACGCTATAGATATAAGACAAATAAAGAATTTAAAATTAGCAAACCAACTGTTAAAACAGAAAAGAACTAAAAAATTACAAAGAGATCAAGCTAATCAAGAAAAAATGATTCAAGCTCAAGGTCAAGCTAACGCACAGGCTTCAGAAGCCGCGGCTATGGCTGAAGTTCAAAAAAATCAAGCGTTAACACAATCTCAAGTGCAGGTTGAACAAGCTAAGTCTCAATTCGAAATAGAAAGAATGCAGACAGAGCTTTCGGTTAAAAAACAATTAATGGCTCAAGAATTTGAATACCAAAAACAATTAGCTCAAATAAAGCTAGGTGTTGAAGGTGATAAAGAAAAACAAATTGAAGACCGAAAAGATAAAAGAGTTAAATTACAAGGAACTCAACAAAGTCAATTAATAAATCAACGACAAAATGATTCAGCTCCAGTCGATTTTGAGGGTGGAGACTCATCGCAACTAGGTACGTTTGGTTTACAAAATATAATGCCGCCTAGTTAACTATTTAATAATTATATAATATTTTATCATGTCAGAAGAAACAAAAACAAATGAACCCGTGAAACAAGAGGGTGACTTTAAGATTAAAAAAAGAAAACCTAAAAACTTAGGTTTAGAAAGTAAAAACAACAACATAACGAAAGTAGATCTTTCAAAAGCAGAAGCAACTGGTGAAATTGTGCCTGATGTGGTAAAAATTAACATACCTGCAGACGCGTTAAAAACAGAAGAAGATGCCATTCAAGTCGGAGAAACAACGAAAGTGGATGTGGAAGAACAAACCGGAGATAGCGCTAGAGTGGACGAACAAATACCAGAGCCCAAACAAGTTGTTGAAGAAGTTTCACCAATCCAAGAAATAACAGAAGAAGACAAACAAGAAGTAAGTCAAATATCTAAAGACATAGCCGAGGCTAAAAGAGATGAAAAGGTTCTTGGTAAACCATTACCAGAAAACATCAACAAGTTAGTTTCTTTTATGGAAGAAACAGGTGGATCTGTCCAAGATTACGTAGCTTTAAATAAAGACTATAGTAAGTACAGTTCTAAAGATGTTTTAAAAGAATATTACACAAAGGCAAAACCTCACTTAGATCAAGAGGAAATTGGTTTCTTAATGGAAGACAATTTTGAATTTGACGAAGATGTAGACGAGCCAAGAGATATACGTAAGAAGAAACTTGCGTTTAAGGAAGAGGTTGCGAACGCTAAAAGCTATTTAGAAAGTTCAAAGAGTAAATATTACGATGAGATCAAGTTGAGACCAGGCGTAACTCAAGAACAGCAAGAAGCTATAAGCTTTTACAACCAATATAAAGAGCAGCAAAAAACTGCAACACAATTACATGGTGATTTTAGAGATCGTACTAAAAAATTATTTAGCAATGAATTCAAAGGTTTTGATTTTAACGTTGGAGAAAAGAAATTTAGATACGGAATTAAAGATCCTGGTAAAGTTGGAGAAACACAGGTGGATGTAAGCAACTTTGTTAGTAAGTATACTGACGATAAAGGTGGTTTAGTAGATCCAGCTGGTTACCACAAAGCAATGTATGCTGCTATGAATGCGGATAAATTAGCTAGTCATTTTTATGAACAAGGAAAAGCTGATGGCATTAAAAATGTTATTAGTGGATCTAAGAATCCATCTCAAGACGGACCTAGGCAAGTTGCCGATGGTAATGTTTTTGTAAACGGATTAAAAGTAAAATCAATTAGTGGATTAGACTCATCAAAATTAAAAATTAAAACAAGAAAGTTTAACTAATTAAAATTAAAAAATTATGGCATTAGCTCCACAATTTGGGTCGATAGTACCCTCGCAGTCGCAACAAGCGCTGCAAAACAACTATTTAAATTTTACAAACGGGACAAATGATTTTGCACAACAATATTTACCAGAGCTTTATGAGCAAGAAGTAGAGCGTTATGGAAACAGAACTTTGTCAGGTTTCTTAAGAATGGTTGGCGCTGAAATGCCAATGACTTCTGATCAAGTAATTTGGTCTGAACAAAATAGATTACACATTGCGTATAACGCTTGTACATCTGTATCTGCTGCTGGAACAATTACTATTCCTGTAACAGCTGCGAATGTTGCAAATCCAATACTAAACGTTATATCTCCTGGTGCAACAATTGTTGCTATGGATCAGTTTGGTGGAGAAGCAAAATGCTTCGTTAGAACATCTGACACTCGTCCGGGTGGTGGTGCTGGTAATCCAGGACAGTTAATTGTAGAACCTTATGGTTTTGCTACATTAGCTTTAGCTGGTATAGCAGATTCTGCTAATATCAAAATATTTGTATACGGTTCTGATTTCCAAAAAGGAACTTCTACAGGTAACGCTGGATCAGCTGCAAATACTTACGCTGCTGCAAACAACCCTATGGTTACTGTAGATCCTACCTTTACTCAATTCAACAACTCTCCTATTATAATTAGAAGTACTTACACTATCAATGGTTCTGACACTGCTCAGATCGGTTGGGTAGAAGTTTCTACTGAAGATGGAACTGGAGGATACTTATGGTATTTAAAAGCTGAATCTGAAACTAGACTACGTTTCGAAGATTACTTGGAAATGGCAATGGTTGAAGGTGAATTAAGTGCTGGTGGACCTGCTGCTTTAGTGGCTCAGTCTGGAGGTACTCAAGGTTTATTTGCTGCAATTCAAGCAAGAGGTAATGTACAAACAGGATTTACAGCTGCTGCTGGATTAGATTCTTTTGATGCTATCTTAAAGAATTTAGATACTCAAGGAGCAATTGAAGAAAACATGTTATTCTTGAACAGATCTACTGCTCTTGATTTTGACGATATGTTAGCTTCTATCTCTGGAGGATTCTCTGGAGGTACTGCTTTCGGATTATTTGAAAATTCTGAAGAAATGGCATTGAACTTAGGTTTCTCTGGTTTCAGACGTGGATCTTACGATTTCTACAAAACTGTCGGGAAATACTTGTATGATGCTTCTACGCGTGGAGCAATAGTAGGACCTGCATCTATTGAAGGTGTATTAATTCCTGCTGGAACTTCTATGGTATATGATCAAATCTTAGGAACAAACATTAGAAGACCA